CATAACTAATGGTGGATTTGGATATAGAATTGGATCTAGTCCCCCAGCAATCATTGATATTGATTCTACTAAGTCTGAAGAAATTTTATCATTCAGAACAGAGGGTGATTTTGGAGTTATTGTGGGTGTCAACACATTTGTTCCTGGTATCGGATTTAGTGTTCCACCTAGACTCGAATTTGTTCTAAAATCTGATTTTAATGATAATACCAATCTTGGGTATGGATACTCTTCATTGAATACACTTGGAGTTAACTACTCTCAGTTGCAAAAGGATGATTATTTTGTAATTTACGATAGCCCACTAGTTGTTGGTCATGCTTTGACTGGTATTACGACTTCTATTGGCGGATATGCAAATTATCCTGCAAATAAAGTTGGTATCATTTCTGCTGGTGAATATCTAGGTGGAGTCTTTAGAGTTGAGAAAGTTACTGACGTTGACGTTCTTTCTGGAGTAGTTACTGTGACCTGTGCTTTCCAACCAGGTCCAAATAATAATAGTGATATTCAAGTTGGTGTTGGTACTACGGCAACTATCGATACTTACTGGGGTAAATATAGTTGGGGTAAGATTTACGGTTACCAAAATCGTAGTCAAGGATTACCACAGTCTTTCTTTGTGAATCCAGACGCTGGTTTAGTAGGACTTTCTACCGCAGCTATGGTCTCTAGAGAAAAACCTTTAACTTAACCACTAAATAAGTAAAAAACCACAGCGACAATGCCTGCAATTATATCAGAACAATTTAGGATTCTCAATGCGGAGACTTTTGTAAAAAGTTTCGTTGGGGTTGGATCAACCGTCAATAAGTATTATGCTTTTATTGGCCTTCCCAACTCTCTTGAACCAAAGGCTGGTGGAACTCCCGACTGGACTACAAATACTCCAGCTCCTTTAGATGGATTTGAAGAAGAGTATTCCATTAAGGAATCTATCATTGCGATGAAGAAGATTACTGACAAGGATGTCAGGAGACTGGTTAGAAAAGTTGAATGGGTTGCTGGTACAACCTATGAAATGTATAGACATGATTATAATATTTACAATTTGACACCAATTACTGCACAAGCAAGTTTGTATGAAGCAAACTTTTATGTTGTTAATGAAGATTTGAAGGTTTACGCCTGTCTACAGAATGGATCTGACCCAGAGAACCCTAATGGTCGTCCTTCATATGATCAACCAACATTCATTGACTTAGAACCTAGAGCCGCAGGTACATCTGGTGATGGATATATTTGGAAATATTTGTATACTATTAAACCTTCGGAAATTGTAAAATTCGATTCAATCGAATATATTCCCGTTCCTGAAGATTGGGGTAGAACTGGTGAATCTGTCGCTACTAAAAATAATGCAATTGATGGAAAAATTGAAGTAGTTATTATTGATAATAGGGGAAGCAACTACCAACCAATTTCCACCTCTTTTGCTAATGTTCCTATTTTGGGAGATGGTAATGGAGGAAAGGCGACTATTACAATCGATTCCTTCGGAAAGATCTCTGAGGTCTTTGTTACTGATGGTGGAGAGGGATATACCCATGGATCCATTCAGTTCTTCCCAGGCGCGCCTGGAAGTCAGTCTGGTGGACCTTTAGAGAACCTCACCAATACGGGTATTGGTACAACTGCTATTGGTCAGTTCTCTGTTATTATTCCACCAAAAGGTGGACATGGATATGACATTTACAGAGAATTGGGTGCGTATAGAGCACTACTTTATGCTAGATTTGAGACTCTAGAAACCAATCCAGACATTATTGAGGGTAATGACTTTGCTAGGGTTGGTATTATTAAAAATCCAACCGTATTTGGAAGTAATCAAGAACTTCTTGATACCTCTCTTGTTAGTGGACTAAAAGCACTTAAGTTGGGTGGTGTTACTACATCAACAACATATGCTGTAGACTCTGTAATCACACAAACAGTTGGTCTAGGATCAACTGCTATTGGTATGGTTGCTTCTTGGGATAATATCTCTGGGGTCCTTAAGTATTATCAACCAATGGGACTCGCTTCCAGTGAGAGTGGTTACAAGATTGTTGAGTTTACTTCTACGCCTGACGCTGGATATGGTAGAACAATTAGTGGAACTTCAGTTGTAGGACCACTTTTAGAGATTAATAATCAATTCAACGGCGTCTCTACCTCAATAAATAACAAGACATACCAGCTAGGACTAGACTTCGTTTCTGGAATCTCTTCCGCTGAGTATAATACGAAATCTGGTGAAATTATCTACATTGATAATAGAGTTGCAATCCCCAGGTCTTCAAGTCAAAAAGAAGATATCAAGATCGTACTGGAGTTCTAAAGAACAATGCCACAAAATACTAATCTCAATGCGTCTCCATATTTTGACGATTTTGATGATCAAAAGAATTATCAAAGAGTCCTATTTAAACCAGGACTTCCAATTCAATCTAGGGAGTTAACAACACTTCAATCTATTCTTCAGAATCAGGTTGAAAAATTTGGTAGGCATTTTTTCAAAGAGGGTTCTGTTGTAATCCCAGGACAAATTGCTTATGATGATGATTATGCATGTGTGCAAATCGATGACACCCATTTAGGACTACCAGTTTCGCTTTACCTAGATTCTCTGAAGGGTAAGTTAATTAAAGGTGAAACTAGTGGAGTAACAGCAAAAGTAGAATATTCTATTACAAATAGACAATCTGAAAGAGGAAATTATACACTATACATTAAATATCAGGGATCCAGTGATCAAGACTTCTCAAGATCTACATTCGTTGATGGTGAAGATCTTTTAGTACAAGAGGATGTTAATTATACTCTATCCAGTATTAGAGCAGGCACCAGTTTTGCTACAACCATTATTTCTCAGTCCACTCAGGTTGGATCTGCTGTAAAAATTGCCAATGGTGTATATTTCATTAGAGGATTTTTTGTCGAAGTACAAGATCAGACAGTAATCCTAGATCAATATGGAAATAAGCCTAGCTATCGAGTTGGTCTTCTTGTAGATGAACAAATCGTAACAGCATCTTCATCCAATGAGGATCTTTATGATAATGCTAGAGGATTTTCTAACTTTGCTGCTCCAGGCGCAGATAGATTTAAAATTTCCACAACTTTAGTTAAAAAGTCTTTAACTGACTTCAATGATGAAAACTTTATTGAACTTCTTAGAGTTGAAGATGGTATTGTTTCTAAGTTTGTAAAGTCATCTGACTATAACTTAATTCGCGATGAGTTAGCCAGAAGAACATATGACGAATCTGGTGATTATTATATTAGACCTTTTAGTGTTTCGGTAAAAGAGAACTTAAATGATAGAATTGGAAACGATGGAGCTTTCTATTCTAATCAAATAACCCAACAGGGAAATAAACCATCAGAATCTTTTATCAGTTTATCTGTTGGTCCTGGTAAAGCATACGTTCGTGGGTATGAAGTAGAAACTCTCAATACAACTACCATTGATGTCCCTAAACCAAGAGGGACTGAAAAATTATTTAATGAATCGATTCCATTTTCTCTTGGTAAGCAAATCGAACTTAATAATGTCTATGGATCTTCCACAATTGGTATTGGAACTGATACTTATGTAAACCTTCATAAAAATAGAACTTCAACTCCTGGTAGCGCAAGTGGTATTCATATTGGGGTTGCTAGACTATATGATATGAAGTTGAAAAATGCTCAATATGTAGACGCATCTACTATTTTTGAGGCATCTTTATACGATATCCAAACATTCACATACATTGAAATCAACACTCACATGTTGATCAATACTCCTGCTTTGATTGAAGGTCAAAGTAGTGGAGCTACTGGATATGTCTATGAGACTGTAAATGATGTTAGACAGGTAAAACTATATCAAGTTAATGGTCAATTCCAAGAAGGGGAAGAGATTTATATTAATGGTCAACCAGTTTCCAGATCCATTACTAGAGTTGAAGATTATTCAATTGAGGATGTTCGACAAATCGTAGGATCTGGATCTGTACCTTTTACTGCAGACACTAGACTGAATAAAGGAACCCTAATCGCTTCTTTGGGATCACAATTCAGTATTACTGCTGAGTCTGCTGGTGTTTCTACTGCAACTTGTGCATCTTTGGAATTTAGTACCAACATTGGTATTAGAACTGGTGATATTATCAGATATAGTGTCTCTGGTAATACTGTTCCAGTTTTCAACGCAATTAAAGAAATTGATATATCCAATAAACAAATCGTACTTGAAGCGACAACAAATGTAACTAATGTGAACGTTGGAACTCTTCCAGTAAGTCAATTGACCGCTAATGACTTCTTTAAGGTTTCTACGGAAGTCTTGAATACAAATAAGTCTTTCCTGTATTCTGAATTAACCAAACCAAATGTAGCTTCCGTTGATTTTACTGGATCGGACATTATTTTCAGGAAAACATATAGTGTTTCTATTGCTTCTGGATCATACAGTGCTACCCTAGAATCTGATGCAACTCTAACTCTAGAACCATTTGATGAAGAAGATTACAATTTAACTTTCCACTCTACTGGCGTTGTTGAACCTCTCAATAATCAAAAACTAACTGTTAGTGGAAGAACTATTACTCTTTCTGGGTTAAGTGTTTCCAGTGGAAATGCAACCCTCACTGTAACTTGGAAGAAAGTAAATGTAAAGGCAAAAAATAAGGTATTTAAGAGAGCGTCTACAAATACTATTAGTCTTTCCGCAAAAAATTCTTCTGGTATTGGTGCTACTACTATTGAAGATGGATTGACCTATAGCACCATCTATGGAACTAGAGTTCAGGATAAGAGATTGTCCATCGGAGTTCCCGATGTATCAAACGTTCTTGCTGTTCTGGAATCGTCATCTCAAACCGATCCACAATTCCCAGTTCTTGTTCTATCCAATCTCAATGCAAATATATTGAATGCACTGAGAGGAGAGAAGATGGTTGGACAGACTTCTGGTGCCGCTGCAGTTTTTGTTGACAGTAATGGTTCCAACGAAGTAGATTTTGTTTATAGAAATGAAAATGCTTTTGAACTTGGAGAAGAAGTTGTATTTGAAGAATCAAATTTGACAGCAACTGTTTTATCTTTTGTCCCTGGAGATAGGGACATTAAGGATAATTTTGAGTTTGATGCGGGACAAAGAGAAGATTATGTTGATTTTTCCGCTCTAGTAAGAAAACCAGGATCTGAGGCACCTACAAGAAGGATTACTATTGTTTATAACCATTTTGTAATTGAACAATCCGACCCTGGTGATTTTGTAGCTATTAACTCTTATGATGCAGATTTATATGCAACTGAAGTTCCCCTAATTGAAGGATACCAACCAGCATCTGATGTTCTTGATTTTAGACCAAGAGTATCTACAGTAGCTCCAAATAGATCACCTTTTGAATTTTTGTCTAGAAATTTTGATCCATATACATCTTCTTCTACTCTTGTAGTTGCTAAGGATAAATCGGTCAATGTAAGTTATGATTACTATCTCGGTAGAATTGACAAATTGTATCTAAGTAAAGATGGTATTTTTAGTTTGTCTGTTGGTGTTCCTGCTATTCAACCGAAAGTGCCAAACACTATTGAAAACGCACTTGAGATAGCAACAGTTTATCTTCCACCATATGTTTATAATGCGTCCCAAGTAGAATTAAAACTTGCCAGACACAAGAGATATCGTATGAAGGATATCTCTATTATCGAAGACAGACTAAAGAACGTTGAATATTATACGGCACTATCCCTACTTGAGTCCGAAACTGCCAACCTTGCATTGAAGGATGCTCAGACAAATCTCGATAGATTTAAGTCTGGATTCTTTGTCGATAACTTCAAGTCAACTACTGGTGGTGATGTTACTAACTCACAGTATAGGGCCAGTGTAGATCCTGTTGATGGGAGACTGAGACCACAACACTACACTACTTCTTTAGACCTTCTCCTTGGTTCTGAAGCAATCGTTGGTGCAGCAACTTCGTCTAGTCCCGCTTCTGATTATAGATTTGTAAGTGATCTTGGAGATAGAAATGTCAAGAGAATTGGTGATGTTGTATGTCTGAACTATAGTGACAAAACATTCCTTGAGAATAAGTTTGCTACAAGAATTGAAAATGTTAACCCATTTGCTGTTGTAAACTGGATTGGTCAAATTGAACTCAATCCATCTACAGATACTTGGATTGAAACTAGAAGATCTTCTGCAACATATGATGTAGAGGGAAGTTTCAATACCGCTTTGGGTATTACAGGTGCTGATAGTAATACTGGTATGTCTCCAATTGATTGGGGATCTTGGGAAACCACTTGGACTGGTAGAAGTGTATCTAATGGACCTACAGTTTTAAGACAGAATACTACAACAGTAACTGGAAGCAACACCAGAAGAGTAGGTGGATTTGTACCTGGTAGAGGTATTAGACAGGTAACAACAACTAATCTAAGAACTAGAACCGCTAGTATTAGGGAACAGACAGTTACCACAACAACTAACCAAACTAGACAGGGTATCCAGTTTAGGGTTGGTGAAAGATTTGATACAACTACTCTAGGTGATAGAGTGGTCTCTACAGAAGTCATCGCAACGATGAGATCTAGAAATATTGAATTTGTTTGTAGAAGACTAAAGCCCAACACACGACTTTATGCCTTCTTTGATAATATTGATATGAACAAGTACATTGTTCCTAAGCTAATCGAAATTGAAATGGTTAGTGGAACATTTGGTGCTGGTGAAACTGTTGTTGGAACAGTTACAAATGGAAACGCATCTTGTAGATTCAGACTCGCTCAGACGAATCACAAATATGGAACATATAATAATCCATCACAGACTTATGTAAATAATCCATATTCTCCATCTTCCACAATTCCTTCTACATATTCGTCAACTTCCACAATCTTAAATGTTGACACTGCATCTTTAGAACTCCAGTCTGCATCTGGATTCTTTGGTCATCTTGCTAAGGGAATGAAAATTGTTGGTCAGTCTAGTGGAGCGGTTGCTACCGTTAAAGATATTAGACTTATTACTGACAAGGCTGGTGTAATTATTGGATCTTTGTTCTTACCTGATCCAACTGTTCCATCTGCTCCTACATTTAATACTGGATCTAAGACTTTCACTTTAACAAGTAGTTCTACAAACCAGACAATCTCTGGATTTACTGATAGTTCCGCAGAAAGCACTTTCACATCCTCGGGTACTCTCCAGAATGTAGAAGAAGCAACTCTTAGAATTAGAAATGCAG